TTAAGGGCATAGGGATTAAACAAAAAGGTTCTGGTAGGTTTTTACACCTAGACACCTATGAGCAAGATCCTAGACCTAATATATGGAGTTACTAATATGATACAGGCATTATTACCATTATTACAACCTGCTATGGGCAAGGTTTTAGATTTAATCCCAGATCCAAAGGCTAAAGAAAAAGCTAGAATGGAAATGGAAAAAGAAGTGCAAAAAGCAGAGGGTTCTTTTAGGGATTTTGTGGTTGCTTATGAGGGTCGAGGAGATCAAGTTCATTGGACAATACAGATATTAAGAGGATCAGTAAGACCTGTATTGACGTATTTATTAGCAGGTGCTTTTATTTATGGGTTTTTAACTAGGAATGTAGAGCCGGACACTATGGAAATGTTATGGCAATTAAACCTGCTTTCTATGGGTTTCTGGTATGGTGAAAGAGCAGCAAAGAATTTAGGTGTTAATTTTAGCAAGAAAAAGGAAGATAAATGAGTGAGTGGGAAAACCTAAAAAAAGAATGGGATAAAGAAGATAAAACTGAAAAAGGTTTTGGTGAGGAGTGGGTAGAAACAATAACTCATTGCTTGCCTAGATGCCCACGTTGTCAAGGTGCATTACAAACAGTTAATGTTGGTGGACATGAGCAATGTGTATTGTGCCATTCAGTTATTGATGATTGTTGTCAAGGTGCGCCATTATAGGTCTTTTCTTTTATACCTAACACCATCTCTAGCAGAACCAACTTTATGTTTATAATTATTTGGATTAGTTGACATAATTGTGGATAACATAGAATTTCCAGAACTATTTACTGGTGTAAACCATTTGTGACGAACATTTCTTTCTTTTTCATATTCAGCTACTGCTACAGGACAATCTTCAAACATTTCTTCTTCAAGATCATCTTTTTTGGCATTTTGTTTTTGTAGCATTTTAGGGATTTGTTTTAGTTCAGCATCACTATAATTAGCATTTCTTCTGCATTTATTGCACATTCTAGGTTGTATTCTGGGAACTTTTATAGGTTCTAATTCTACATCACATTTAAAGCATCTGCTAAATTTCTGATGCTGTTCCTCAATCTGTTCCCTTGTTCTCTTTATCCCTTTGTAAACTTTTTCCCTCATTAAATGCCTCCAATCTTTCATCAAAACAAGTTAAATGCAGAAGATCACCACGACCATCTGCAACAAATATATCTTCATCTAAGTCAATACCAATTTCACAAAAAACACAATTCTTAATGCGCTTAATTCTTGTGCCAAAGATATCCCTCTGTTTGTTTATCGGTACTTTTTTGGGTCTTCTTTTCCTCAATACATTCACTCATAACTGCTGCATACCCGGCTATGTCTAAAATACTATCTTGATGATTTGGTGTTTCTACTAATCTAGCAACCTTTAATCCAACCATCATCAGAGCAACTTGTTCTTCAGTTACATCTGATCCTAGTATAACAGACCATATTTTAGCGATACGGGTATGGTTTTCTAATACCTTGCCATAATGCTGCCCTCGACTATTAAGGGCAACTTTACAAGCATCTAAAAGCTGAATTTTATTCATTAGAATGGTATCTCATCATTTAATTCAGTTGAATTAGAAAGTGTTTTATCTTCAGCATTTCTTGACGATGCGCCAAAGGATAAACTCTGAACATTTAAAGATAAGGCAGTTTTAGCAACACCATCTTTTTCATATTCCCTTGTGGATAACTCACCAGAGATAAACACTTGTTGACCTTTTTTAAGACTATCATTAAGTGCTTCACCTCTTCTTCCCCAGATAGAACAATCTAACCATAAGGTTTTTTGCTTATCACCAAAACCTACATTAGAGCCAATAGAGAAGTTACAGACCTTGTTTTCACCTAAGTCTTTAAGTTCAGCATCTCTAGCTAATCTTCCATCAAACACACAATTATTCATTATTAATCTCCTGTTTCCTATTTGTGAATAATTCTAATTCTGCATCAGTTGTTTGTTTTCCCTTTGCAGAAAAGTTTTTAACCCAATATGCATTAACTTCTTTAACTGTTTTGCATTTGGATAATTCTTCTTTTAAGTCAATTTTAGTGGGAACACTAACTTGGGAGGAGCTGCTAGTGTTCCCAGAGGTCGCAGGTTTATGAGAAACAAGGGGAGAAATCCCACGACCTCTAAGCGAACTGTTTCCATCGTCATCTGCTGATCTAAGACCTAGCATTGTAAGTAATGCATAGCGCCTTAAATACGACAAACATGAACCATATGACTGGTAAGTTTCTTTTTCTGTTTTAAGTTCCATCATACTATCAAAGTATTCACCACTTTCTATATGCATAACTCTGGTGACTAAATGATCTATTGAAACATATTGAATAAAGTCTAAACCATATTGCTGAATGTTATCTAAAGCATTTAGAACATCATTTAAAGTATTATATTCTGATTTAAACATTGGATTTTTACCAGATTTATCAACTTTAGCTTCTGCTCTAAATCTACCTATTGCTCTAATTAAAAATTTTTGTTTGTTTTCTTGATTTTTGAAAACACCATCTTCATCTACTAGAACTCCCATAATTTCCTCGCTTTCTGTAAATATTCATCGTCTAGTTTCCATTGGTAGGCATGATCCCAATCTGGATCAACTATTGAAGCTAGAACTTTTGGATCATCACTAAACCTCAATAGATTTTGTCTAACTAATGCTTTTTGTCTCATTTCCTCAAGGCATTTAGCTAGATTATCTGCTTTTAATTCATCGCAGTTAAAGGGTGTATATAATACAGCTTCAACTTCATTTATATAACATATAGATGGAGTTATCTTTAATGCATGATGATAGATAGCTGATTGCATAACGTGGTTCTTTTCTGGTGCTTTAGGAAGTGAACCTTTTGACCAACCTTGAGAACCATCTTTTAATAATCTTGTTTTTCTAGGTGCTTTGGTTTTCATTTCGCAGAATATTGTTTTAGGCACGACCAGATCAACAAAACCTATAATATCAACATTAACACCATCAAATCTTGTAGTTATCTTTTCTTCTGGGATAGCTGCAAAAAAACCATTCTCCAATAATATATCGACACCATTTTGAACCATTTGTGGGATAATGCCACGATATTTAATGCGCTTTGCTGCATCTTCATTAGCATCATGCATATCAAACTCGATTTGAGCTTCTCTGGTCGCATCATATGTTGGAATGCCACATAAGACGTTCTGAACAGCATTATGAACAGCAGAGCCGAGTGCAGCATTCTCACCAACTACTATATTTCTTCTATCTTTACCTAAATGCAGATATTTAAATATCCAACTAGGTGTCGATGTTAATAATTGTGATGGACTAAGGTGATCTAAATCAACACTTAACCATTCTAATCCGATATCATTATTGTCACTCATAACTAGGATACTAAGCATAAAAATGAATAAATCAATAATTATTTACAAAAAAGATATTTTTTTGTTTGACATGTATAACCATATCGGTAATAATGGTTTTGTAACAAGGGAGAAATTAATGACTTACTCAGATTTAACAAAAGAAGAAAAAGACATTTTAATAAACCATATGGAATACGATCAAGAAATAGTCGAAAACGAATATGATAATGATTTATATTTATTTGCTTTATGTAAATCACAAGATTTAGATGAAGATTGGAAACTAGCCATCAAATTAGGAGATGAAACAGAAGAAAATTACAATAAGTTATTTACTAAGATAAATAATTTAGTATCAAAACTTGATCCAATAAAAGTATAAAGGGAGAAAAACAATGATTAAATTTATTAAAAACTTTGGTGTTTATTTTTTAGAGTTAGCATTTCTATTTTTGTTATTTGGATTTGCTTGGTTTTTACTAGTAGCTTTTGGATAGGGGAAAATTATGGAATTAGCAAAATATCGTTATAAAATTGAAGTATATGATGAAAGTGCAGAGCCAGAAAATTATGTAATTGAAGCTAATGATATTAAAAGTGTTATTAATTTAATATCGGAAGAATATGAAATATGGAAAATTGAAAAAGAGGGTTATTCAGTTTTTGGTGAGAAATATTTTAATTCACTTGAACCTTTAGATGAGGATAAAAATGAAACTTAAAGATTGGTTATCCACCAACCACATATCCCAAAAACAATTTGCTGATGCTTTATGTGTCAGCAATGTAACTGTTAATAGGTGGATTAATGGGCAAAGAACTCCATCAGTTGATATGATTGTTAAGATTGAAGATATAAGTAAATCAGAAGTTGGTTTAAGGGATTGGATTAATGGGTAAAATGCAAAGAGATAAAGGTGCTAGATTTGAACGTGAGATAGTCAAGAAGCTAGAGTTCCACGACATTCAAGCAAAACGTGTTCCTTTGTCTGGAGCAACGTGGCTGAAAGGCGATGTTATAGCTAACCTTAATAATGAGGATTATGTTTTAGAGCTAAAGAAAAGAGGTAATGGATTTAAACAGATATACGAGTGGATTGATGAAGCTGATGCTTTAGTGATTTCTGCTGATAGGAAAGATCCATTAGTCGTTATGAGATTAGATGATTTTTGTGATTTATATAATAATAAGGGAAAATCCTAATGGAAAAAATCAAGATATTAGAT